CTTCAGCGCACTAGGAATCGGACAGATCACACAGACAGCCGACTCGATTCAATTGCTGGGGGATAGAATCAAAGTTCTCTCTGGAAGCACAGAAGAGTCAGAGAGAGTTTTTGGCGAGCTATTGACCCGAGCAAATAGGACGAAGACCACAATCGAGTCTTTGGCCGGAGTGTACGCTCGCTTTAGCGCAGCCACGAAAGAGACGGGGATTTCTACGGCGGCCCTTCTCGATGTTGTCGAGGTATTGCAAAACTCTTTCAGGCTCGCGGGTTCTGGCTTTCAAGAGGCCAACTCCGCAGCGGTGCAGTTGTCTCAAGGTCTGGCCTCTGGCCAGCTTCGAGGGCAGGAATTGAGATCGGTACTTGAAGCGAACGTCGTCATCGGCGATCTCCTTGCGAAACAGTTCAACGTCACTCGCGGCCAACTCTACAAACTTGCAGAGGCCGGAGAACTAACGGGCGGAAAAGTTCTTGTCGCCCTCCTACAGAATTTTGAAAAAGTAAACATGCAAGCCTCTCAGCTTGGACAAACTTTTGAACAGACCACTATCGTCGCGTTCAATAGATTGAAAGCCGCGATTGGAGAACTGAACAAAGATCTCGACATCTCCGGGAAGTTTGCAAAAGGCGTGGACCTCCTCTTCGAGAAGCTCACTTTGATTTCGGCGGTAGCTGTGCCAGCGGTCATCGGAGCATTGATAGCTTTCAGAGGGCAGTTAGTTAGGACGGCTCTAACTATCGGAGCTTCCATTCTCGCCATCAATCCGTATGTCGCTTTGTTCTCCGCACTTGGGGCTACGATCATTGTGGCTTTCGATAATCTCAAGCAGTTCAATAACTTCCTAACTTTCACGGCGAACAACACTCTGAACTTCTTTGCCAAGATTGCCCTAGGTCTCAGAGAGTTTGAAAAAAGATTCGCTGTGAAAGGTTTCACACAAGAACTAGATGCGAACATAGAGGCATTAAAAAGAGGGATAGCGGCTAGGGAAAAGGCTAACGAGGCTCTCTTCTCTGGAGACTCAGCCACGCCACAGGACGAGGCAGCTAGGGCAGCTAAGGAACGTGAAGAGCAGATCAAAAAACTCCTAGACGCCATCAACAACCAAACAGGGAAAGAAGAGAAGCTGCGGGATATTCTCGGAGCCGTAAACCGGGCCTATCGAGACGGGAAGATAGACATCGCAGAATACTTCCGACAGCTAGACGCTTTCGAGGTGACGAAACTTGAGAGAGGATTCCGAGATGGGAAAATCCAACTCGACAAATTCAATGAGGGTCTTCTCGCTTTAGAGAATCGACAACTCAGTCGCGAGCTTGCGGCTGGAGACATTTCTCTTCGCAGGTTCAATGATGCCATCGCGCAGAACAGAATAGAAGAACTTCGATCTAAGTTCCAAGCTGGAGTCATCACGCTGAAAGAGTACGATGAGCAGTTGAACGCCATCTCCAAAAAGTTCACAGGCGATAGCGCGTTCAGAGCTGGGACTGCGAGCTTCATCGACAGCATTGGAACTCTTTCTCAGAACGTAGCTGACTCGATCAAGAACGCTTTCTCGTCTCTTGAGGAAACATTCTTGGAGTTCACAAAGACTGGACGAGCGGACTTTGGAAAGTTCACTCAAGCCATCCTCGACGATCTTCTGAAGATCATCATCCGAGCTTCTATCATTCGGCCATTGGCTGAAGGCGTTCTCGGGGCCATCGGTGGGGGCATCACTCAAGGAACATCAGCCGGAAGCTCCTACACGAATGTCAGCGGCTTTGCGGCTAAGGGCATGGCGTTCGATGGCGGAGTGAGAAAGTTCGCCCAAGGCGGCATCGTCAATCGCCCGACTCTCTTTGGCTACGGCCAAGGGAAGACAGGCATGATGGGCGAGGCTGGCACAGAGGCCATCCTACCGCTCCAGCGCGGAGCCGGGGGAAATCTCGGAGTGGCGGCTTCTGTGACTCCAGTGACGATCAACATCACAAACAACTCTGCGGCTGAAGTCGTGGAGACAGAGCGTTCGGGACCTAACGGCGAGCGCACGATTGAGTTCATGATTCGGGACAAGGTCCGAGAGGGCATCGCCTCCGGGCAGTTTGACCGAGTGATGGCGACAACCTACGGACTGAATAGACGAGGTTCATGATGGCGGTGACATGGCTTGCGCTTCTTCCTCAACTTGTGGACGTGGAATCGTTCGGCCTACGAAAAGGCGAGACGGTTCTGCGTTCTGATAACGATGTTGGCCTTGCGAAAGTCCGACGCCGATTCACAAAAGGTGTGGACGTTCTCACTGTCAGCTTCACAATGACTTCGACACAGCTCGCACTCTTCGAGGACTTCTACGATGTCGATCTCAATGGCGGAGCGAACACGATCGCTTTCGATCATCCGATCACAGGCGTAGCGAGTGAGTTCCGAATCGTCGGCGCTCCTGACTATCGACCAAAAGGCGGAGACTACTTCTCTGTCAGTATGACGTGGGAAAAGATTCCAAGTGGCTAATCAACTTTCTCCTGAACTACTAGCGCAGCTCTTTGCACAGGAATCGAACGACCCGTTCTTGATTCTTGTGACTTTGTCACACGCCAATTTTGCAGATGACATTCGGCTCGTTAACAACACGGTCAACATTACATCAAGAGGAAATGTCTTTCAGGCTTTCCCGATGAACATCAGGCTTCCGATTGATGACGGTGAGTCGGCAAGAAACTTTGTGATTGAGTTCGACAACGTGTCTCTGACTTTGATCGAAGAGATCAGGACAAACACGACTCCCATCGGAGTGAAGATCGAAATGATTCTCGCCTCACTTCCAAACACAGTTCAGATGTCGCAAGAAGAACTCATCATCCAAAGTGTCAGCTACAACAAATCGAAAGTTGTCGCCACAATTGTGCTTGATAACTTTTTGAACACAGAGATGACGAGCGAGAAATATACTCCTTCAGTTTTTCCGGGGCTTTTCTAATGGCGGCAAAGAAGATCGAACCAAACTATTCGAGAGTCAGTCAGTACATTGGTCGGCCATACGAAAAAGCCAATTGTCTCGACATCGCCCGAGAGTTCTACATGCGGGAATTTCAGATCGAAATAAAGCAATACTACGAGGGGCCTACTCCCGGACCAAAGGATGTGGAGGCCCTGATCGTTAGCAACAAAGGCGAGTTCGTGGCAGTATCCGATGAGCCACAGTTCGGAGATCTTGTTGTCATTCGGCTTTACGGCGTGGAGTGTCACTTGGGAATCTTCATCCAAAAGGGAAAGTTCTTGCACTCAATTAAGACCGCAGGGAGTGTCTTAGATAACTTGACCAAGTACGAAAAAATGATCGTGGGATTCTACCGACACAAGGGCCTTGCTGCGTGATAAAATTTCGCTTTTCCGCTTTTGAAAAACACGCCAACGACCGACAAACTTAGTACGGCAGTCGAGAGAGCGACGGCTGAAATTCCTCTTGGAGAATTTTCGGCTCATGAAGTCTTTCAGGCGAGTGTAAATGGCAAACACATTGAACACGATTTTTGGCCGTTCACTGCGCTCACAAAAAACGATCATGTAGTCATCTCTCCCAACATTCGATCAGGTGAGGGCGGACAAGTCTTCAGAGCGATCTTGCAGATCGCAGTCGTCGTGGCCGCTACCTACTTCCTCGGACCCGCTGGGGCTAACCTTGGCGCTGCGGCAGTGGCGGGTCTAACCGCTGCGGCTTCCATCGCCACAAGTCTCATTCTCAATGCTTTGATTCCGCCTCCCGTTCAGGACTTGGGAACTTTCGGCGGAAGCTCTCTTGGCGACTCGCAGATGTACGCCATCTCTTCGCAGTCAAACACGACAAGGAAACTCGGGAACGTCCCACAAGTCTACGGGACACATCGAGTGTTCCCCAACGTCGCGGCCAATCCCTACACAGATCTCGAAGTGGACCCACAGACGGGCCAGCTCGTTCAATACCTCTATGCGATTTACGATTTCGGATTCGGCCCTCTCGTGGTCGATGGTTTGAGAATTGGCGACACGCCAATTGGAGAGTTCTCGGACTACTCCCTAAATCTCGTGGACCCAAACAAGCCGACAGTCTCCGAGGGCGAGTGGGACGATGTCCTCAAAAGAAATTTCGAGATCTACAAAGGCGACCAGGAAATTGAGTCGGTCGCTTCTGTTCTTTTTGGAAACGAATCCGATGGCGACGCTCTCGACACCTATCAGACGACACGAAACACGTCTGAAAATCCCGACATGGTTAGACAGGAGATCTCGCTTCAGTTTGTAAATCCTAATGGCCTATTTAGTTACAACGCTTCAGGAGTCA